ACTATTGTGGATCATAAACATAGTGTTATCATATGCTTGAACCTTCTTGCCTGCCATAGCGATTACTGAAGCCATTGAAGCCGCCAACCCTTCGATACGCATGGTGACGATCCCCTTGTGAGCAGTAAACGCATTATATATCGCCGCCCCATCGAACACATCACCTCCCGGAGAATTGATACGAACCGTCACGTCACCCATGTCCGCAAGAGCGTGGATAAGGTCGCGGGGGTCATTATAGGGCCAACCTATGTAGTCAAATAGCAATATTTCTGCGGTAGTATCTTCTGAGGCGGCTATCACCTTGAACCATTCTGGCTTATCGAGGGGTTTGTTGTATATTGCCGCTATTGCTTGTGCGTTGGCTTGGGTTCTGTATGCGTATCTCATGGTTACTTGCCTCCGTTGGAAGAATTATTAGTATCATCATCTTCCGAATCGCTGGATTTATTAGGGATTTTATCGCTTTCTTTAATAGTGGATGTCCTGCTTCTATATTCATTCCCACCATCATAGGGGTTCATATCCTCTTTCTCGCGGCAGTCGTTTGGCGATAACATCTCGCAATTAATACCAATTTGATAACCATCCATGCGCGTCTTGAAATCACCACGGAGTAAAGCATCGACCGCAAATTTAGCGTAATATTTCTTACGTTCAGCAGGCGTTAATAAGTCACGCCAGATTACTCCTTCATAATTTTTGCAATCAGGGGTGACACCAATAACAGAATAGTTAAGGAAGAACTGCTCCGCACTGGCGTAGGTCGGCGTTTTGTCTCCGGATTGAATCAACATAAGCGGCACTCTAAATAATCCGCATATTTGAGCCTCACCCATTTTCATCTGTTCTATATATTGAGCATCGACAAGCTTGATAGTAGGGAAGTCGATCTTCATGCCGTCATCGACCAGCATCAAATCTTGAGCATTATTCATTCCCGCGTATTTGATCTTATAAGCTGCACGCATGTTAGCATGGTCTTGAGGTGAAAGACGCAGAGGGTGAGTTAATATCGCTCCAGGATGCAAACCTTTTCCAAAATAATTTGATAAAAACCTTGAACTTGCAGCCCCTAACCCTATTGTTTCCCGTGCATATTCGATTGGATTAACTCCATTGATACCATCAAGAGTCAGACCGCGAAAATGAACTATCTTGGATTGTGGGTATTCCTTTGTTTCCCCATTGCCCAACCTAATCTGGTACATTAATGAATAATCTGAATTTTGATATATTTTAACAATTTTGTTTGGTTGGATAGGAATGATTTCCAAAACCGGACTGTCTTCCAATCCTAATTTATAGCATAGCATCTGGCCGTGCAAGCAAATGTGGGCCTCTACCATTCCCCAAAATTCAGATGCAGTCTGCCATGAGTTAGGTTGATCGTGGAGTTTGGAATATAAATAAAAATCCTCAGCCTTGTTCCGCATCTTGCCGTCATGTTCCATTACATGACAAGGAAGTTGAGATATGGTAGCTACACGAACCCGAACACAGTTTTGGACAGTAATGAGTCGCATAGCGGTGTCGGAACTTACTGGCATCCCTGCTGCGGAAAGGAAATCGCCACCGTAGTAACTACCTCCTGGATAGTATGAACGGTCGTCAAGTGGGCCGTAATTAGTCATTGCCTTGGGACGAGGAAGGCGATCCATAAACGACATTATCGTTTACCCCCCATCAACCAGCCGGTAGCCATAAGAATAACCCCACAGACCGAAAATGACACCCACGGTAGATATAAAAAAAGCCCGTAAAATAACAGGCCAAGTCCACCGAAGAAGAACACAATGCGAACATCGAAGGCATCCCACATGGTAGAAACAGCAAAACTCAGGAACGTAACCAGCCTCCCTACCATTGTAACTATTGAACTTATTGTTTGTTTTAGAGCCATTTTCATATTTTACCCATAACTATCAGTCAAAGAATTAGCTCTTTGAGGTGGATTATTGCATGAAAATAATAAGGAATACTTTACTAACTGGAAAAATTTTTAGGTGAGCGTTGTGTGCGACTGCAATTCCTCGATAACTTGACGTGATATTCTTAGATTATTACCAGGAAGTTTTATAGCTTCTAATTTACCAATAGTTATCCAATAGTAGATAGTAGAAAGCGGGACATCTAATAATTTAGCTACCTTGGAAGGCCGGAGTAAGGATTTGGGCGGCAGGTCGGTCATTTATTCCTCCAAATTATTACACTGATTTTAATTTGTGACACCATTAATTATATTCTCTACCAAATGCCAACTTTAATTCTTCCTACCTTGTAGTATTTCCTCGGTTGACCATCCCGCATACATCGACTGCTGTGGGACTCCTTTCAACATTGCTTGCCTAACTGCCATAATTAAACTTACCGCGCCATCTATCTTCGCTTCTGCACGTTCTTTAGTTGGATAATAATACTTAACCGGCCCACTATTACGACCTTGCTTCTTAACCACATTGCCTACCATCCAAGTGAGTACCGGGTCGTCATCAAACTTTATCTTAGCTGAATATATTAACGCCTCCAACTCTTTCATTGGTTCCGACATCAAAGATGGGCCTTGATTGATTTCTATACACTCAAAACTTGCCCATTCCATAATATTATTAATTAAATAGGTGGCTTCATGGGGGTCAAAGGCTAATTCTTGAATAGGATAGGTACTATTTATTAATTTTATATCATCTTCGATATATTTAAAATCAGTTCTTGCGCCAGGCGTTTCAGTAATATATCCATCTTTTACCCACTTCACATAATGTTCATTACCAGCAAGATTGACAGTATCGGATGGTAAATAATATTTAGTAAAAACCGCGAACCCACTATCGGTTATGAACAACATCGTCAATGCGCATATGTCTATTTTTGAAGCTAAATCCAAGGCACAGTAGCAAGATTGTCCAGCAAAATTTTCTATCTTTAGCGATGGGTCAGAACATTCAGCCCATTTTTGCATATTCATCCAAGCCACTCCTGCGTTTGTCCAAAGATTAAGATGCTTGCACAGATTAATGTTTTGTTTACTTGCATCTGTCATTGTTTCGTTATATTTCTGACGCAAATAATCTTCATCTACTGACACACCATAATTTGGGTTAGCCTTCTTCCAATTATCAAAATCATTCCAATTATCTTCGGGGTCTATCCCATAGATAATGGCAAAAAAGGTATCGTCTTGGATTGTGTTGTTAAGAACCTTGACAGCCCTCTGGTGCATTTCATAACATGGTGTTGACGTATCAGAGCCAGCGGTAGTAATTACAAACATTAACGCTTGCTCACGCGACCCCATGCCCGTATCCATTGAAGCATATTGAACATCGGTTCTATGTTCATGATATTCATCTATAATCGCACAGTGGGGAGATGAACCATCGCCAGGGTTGCCAACTAACGGTTCAAATCTTGACATATCGGATAGCTTGTAAATACTTGTTGGATTGCGGGGGGTGCCAGATAAAGATATTCCAAAGTGCTCTAAAAACGGAGGAGTATTCTTAGCCATTTGCCAAGCAGGGCGGAAGACTTCTAACGCTTGCTTCTCAGTGGTAGCACCTGAATACACTTCAGAACCTTTCTCCCCGTCAGCACATAACATATATAAGCCAGTAGTGGCTGCATCAAACGACTTCCCATTCTTGCGGGGGACTTCAATCAACACAGTTCTGAACCTACGTTTGCCATTCTTTTTCTTTACCCATCCCCACACAGCACATTGAATAAATATTTGGTGTGGTTCAAGTTTTAATGGCTTTCCCGACCATTTCCCTTTTATATGCGGGAATAGTTCAGAAAACGCACACCTTTTATCAGCTAATTTACTATCAAATTGAAAGGGATATGCAGGGTCATGTTGTTGAACTAAATTATCCAAGTGACGTTGACACGCTAATTTAACAAGATTGTTTGATAATATAGTTCCACTTACAATATCTTCGCAATACTTCTTAGCAATTTCAGAATAAGTCATCAAATTATCCAAACGCCTCAAATGGATTAGTTTGCTTCTTTTCTTTTTTGGTGCCTACTTTTTGTGCCGATGCAGGCGACAATCCGAACTCACAAAGAAGGGAATGAAGGTGTCTGGCTGCTTTTTCTCGCATTGTTACTTCTGGACGTTCTCTGATTACAAAGCCACCACGAGTATCGGTACTTTCATAAGTAATACCCTTTTCGTTAAGCAACAAATCTAACCGTTCAACCTCTTCCATACGAGAAGATAATAACGCCAATGTTTCTGTATAGGTTGCAGAATCAAGCCCAATCTCCCCTATCCTGCTTACCATATTAATAAATATTCTCTTGGCTTTAAAGTTCAGCCAATCAGGGGGGGTGGGTTTATCCGAAGATGGCGGTACTACTACCTTTTCCCTGAATGGTCTATTCGTGCCCTTGGCCTTCTTAATATCTATCGGGATTGCTTTTCTGCCTGCCATTTTTTCACCTCTCGTTCTATAATAACCCTTGCTAATTGTGCTATTGGCCTACACTCATTATCCGACCAATCAAGAAGATGTATGTAAATCTCTTCGGTTAGCACAACAGTCATTGGATGCTTCTTCTCCATTGTATTATCTACCGCTCTGGTTTGGATTGCAACAAAAATGTATTGCCATAGCCTTCTTACCCACCATAAAACCTATTCCCATGTATTTTTTCATGGCAGACAACGCACAGACTTTGCAAATTATCTAAAACTAATTTTAAGTCTGGCCTATCTGCAACCGGAACAATGTGATGCACAAGAACCGCAGGGGTTTCGACAGTACACTTTTCACACAGAGGGTTCATTGACAATTTGATTTCCCTAACCTTTATCCACTGCCGGTCGTAACCTCTCTCATATGAATTTCCCCTAATTTTATCATATTTTGCTTGGATTTGTTTGGCGTGTAAGTCACATTTTCCACCTTTAGTGGCAAAATTAGGACACATCGGAGTTGTGCATGGCCTTGATGGTTTCTTATATTGCATAGCATTATGTTATAATCATTTGTATAAAAATGTCAATAAATATATTTAATTATAATGTAATTTTAATAATCATTTTGGCCTCGCCCGCGTTTGGC